CCAATTGCCAAGTAGTCGCAGTTTCCGGTACTACGGTTACGCTTAGCTCAACTGTAGACCTTACGCAATTCTTTAGTGTAGTTGGCTCCGCAGGCGGAACTGTCTACGGCGCGTCAGTATATTTTGCTCAAGGCACGTCGCTTACAGTCGGATCGTTTATAGCTAGTAGCTTGCTGCCTCTTAATCGCTATACACAAATAGCAAATGTGCGCAGTGTTACCCAAAAAGGTGTATCAGGAAGAAATACATTTGTTACTAGAAACACCGTTGCCGACCTAACGCAAAACACTGGAATCAGAAATCAACCCGCCACTTGGACCTTCTATGTATTTGCTGGCATTCCATCGGCCACCTATACATTCTTTGCAACTGATCAGTCCTACACATTCAGGGCCAACGCAAACCTACCGTTTGGATCCTTCCCGGTGTGGGACAGTACACGGTGTAATCATGACCTGGCAAGCCACAGCCTTAGAACACGCGCAAGCTGAAGACCCCCGCGAGGCGTGCGGCTTGCTCATCGTGCATAAGGGGCGGCACAAGTATTGGCCGTGCCAAAACCTTGCGGCTAGCCCTGATCAATTCTTCCTACTAGATCCTGCCGACTGGGCCGCCGCCGAGGACGCCGGTGAGGTTGTCGCCGTTGTGCATAGCCACCCCGTCACGCCGCCAACGCCATCACCAGCAGACCTAGCGGCATGTGAAACCAGCGGACTGCCGTGGCATATCGTCAACCCCAAAACCGGGCAGTGGGGCGAATGCACGCCATCGGGCTACAAGGCGCCGCTAATTGGCCGCGAGTGGGTGTGGGGCGTCCACGACTGCTGGACCCTTACCCGCGATTGGTACGCCGAGCGTGGCATCACGCTGCGCGACTGGGAGCGATGCAACAACCCTGATGACTTTCAGCTATCGCCTTACTTCGACAAGTGCTGGCGCGACACCGGCTTCAGAGAACTGAACGAGGACGAAGAGCTGCAGCACGGTGATGCGTTGCTGCTAGCCATCAACAGCGCCGGCCTCAACCACTGCGCCATCTACCTCGGCCATCAAGAAGTGCTGCACCACATCCAGCACCGCCTGAGCGGGCGTGACTTCTATTCCGGCTGGCTCCTAAAGTGTACGGGTAGGAGGTTGCGTCATGTTGCGTAAGATCAAGCTATACGGCAAGCTGGCCAAGTTTGTCGGCCACCGCATCCTTGAAGCTGACGTAGCAAGCGCCGCTGAAGCCGTGCGATTCCTGGTTGCGAACTGGCCCGCGCTGGAACGCCACATGGCTGACCAGCACTATCGCGTCAGCGTCGGCACCTACGACCTCGAACTAGAAGAGCTGCACCACCCTGCCGGCCAACAAGAAATCAAGATCGTGCCCGTGATGGCTGGCGCTGGTGCAACGGGGCGGATCATTGCGGGGATTGCGTTGATTGCGCTGGCCAGCCTTGTGACGTTTGGAACCGTTGGCGGGATTTTTGCTGCAGGGGCTCTTAACGCTGTTGTTTTTGGCGTCGGCGCCAGCCTCGTTCTTGGTGGCGTAGCCCAGCTACTCACGCCCACGCCAAAAGTCCCCACCGGCCCCGACACACAAAACGATCCCCGCAAGAGCTACAGCTTCAGCGGCATTCAAAACACCAGCCGTCAAGGCGTACCGGTGCCCATCGTCTACGGTGAAACCATCGTAGGCAGCGTGGTCATCTCCGCTGGCATTGACACCGTGCAGGTGCAGGCATGACGATCATCGGCGCAGGCGGCAGCGGTGGTGGCGGCAAAGGTGGCGGTGGCGGTGCTGCTCGCACCCCAACCACTGCAAACGACAGCCTCGACTCAACTCAGTACGCCCAGGTCATCGACCTAATCAGCGAAGGCGAGATCGCTGGATTGAAAGACGGGTTCAAAAGCATCTTCCTTGATAACACCCCGCTGCAAAACCCAGACGGCACCTTCAACTTTCAAAACGTCACGATCTACACGCGCAATGGCACCCAGAATCAAGATGCCATCCCTTTTGCTGGTGTAATCGAGGATGAACGTCCGGTCAGCGTAACGGTCCGCAACGATGGTGCCGTCACTCGCACCATCACCGACTCACAAACTGAAGCAGTCCGCGTCACCATCACGGTGCCACGCCTGGAGCGCATCACCAACGAGGGCGACACCGTAGGCGAATCGGCCAGGCTGCAAATCGCCATCCAGTACAACGGTGGCGGCTTCACTACCGTCATCGACGACACCATCGCAGGGCGATCTGGCGACCTGTACCAGCGCGATTATTTAATTGGCCTAGCTGGCACGTTCCCAGTTGATGTCCGCGTTACGCGCATCACGCCAGATAGCAATGACCTGCGGCTGGCCAATGAGTTCTCTTGGTCCAGCTACACAGAAATCATCTACGCCAAGATCGCCTACCCCAACAGCGCACTGGTTGGCATCCGCATCGATGCCGAGCAGTTCAACAGCATCCCCAGCCGCAGCTATCGGGTGCGTGGCGTCAAGGTAGTTGTACCCAGCAATGCAACCGTCGATCAAACCAACGGCCGCATCACCTACGCAGGCGTCTGGAATGGCACGTTTGGCGCTGCACAATGGACTAGCGACCCAGCATGGATCTTGTGGGATCTGCTAACCAGCACTAGGTACGGATTTGGTGAGCACATCACCGCCGCAAGCCTAGATAAGTTTGCATTTTTCTCCGCGTCTCAATATGCCTCTGAGCTGGTGCTGGATGGCTTCGGCGGCTACGAGCCTCGCTTCTCCTGCAACTGCAACATCCAAACGCAGGAAGATGCGTACAAGCTGATCAACGATATGTGCAGCGTGTTCCGCGTGATGCCCTACTGGGGCCTCGGCTCGCTGACCGTTGCCCAAGATAAGCCCGTCGATCCGGCCTACCTATTCACGCTGGCGAACGTCACAGAGGAAGGTTTCAGCTACAGCAACAGCAGCCTCAAGACGCGGCCCAATGTTGCCGTAGTCAGCTACCTCGACTTGGAACTACGCGACACTGTATTTGAGGTAGTTGAAGATGCTGAAAACATCGCCAAATATGGCGTCATCAAAACTGAAATCAGCGCCTTTGCCTGCACCAGCCGCGGCCAGGCACGGCGCATTGGCGAGTGGATTATTTACTCCGAGCGCTACGAAAATGAAACCATCACATTCACAACCAGCGTTGATGCCGGTGTTGTAGTGCGGCCAGGGCAAGTAATTGAGGTAGCTGATCCAGTCAAAGCGGGCGCAAGACGCGGCGGGCGCATCTCTGCTGCAACCACAACGGCCATTACAGTTGATGACGCCACCGACCTGACGGCATCAGGCGCTCAACTGTCGGCAATCTTGCCTGACGGCAGCGTCGAGAAGCGCACGGTTTCATCCATCGCCGGCAATGTCATCACGGTATCGGCAGCATTTACCACTGCGCCAAATGTAAACAGCGTCTGGGTCTACGAAACCAGCAACATCCAACCGTCAACGTGGCGGGTGCTAGCCATCCAAGAGCAGGACGGCATTAACTACAGCGTCAGCGCACTATCGTATAACTCCAGCAAGTACGATTACATTGAGCGCGACCAGCCGCTACAGCAGCCCGACATAACAGACCTGAACATTATCCCCGAACCGCCAACCAATTTAGCCGCTACAGAATTGCTATACGACGGTGGAGGCATTGCCAAGAGCAAGCTTGTTGTTGATTGGCAGCCAGTGCTAGCAGTTAAGGACTACAAGATCCGCTGGCGGTTTGGTTCCGGCAACTGGAACATCTTCACGATTTCGCGGCTTGACTTTGAAATCCTCGACACATCCCCCGGCGTTTACACGATTGAAGTCTATTCAATTGGCGCCAACTTAAGACCATCGCTGGAACCTGCACTACTGACATTCCAAGCATTTGGCAAGACTGCGCCACCCGCAGATGTAGTAGGCGTCAGCCTGCTTGCAATTGACGAAGCAAGCGCCATCATCAGTTGGGAGCGCGCCACTGAACTTGACGTGTTGCTAGGCGGCAAGGTGCTAATCCGGCACAACGTCGCGATTGTCACCCCTGCATGGGAAGACTCACAGGATATTGTGCCAGCGGCGGCAGGCAGCCAAACGCAAAAGC